TTGAAACGTTATATAAGCACTATGAACACAAGCGTGGTATCAAAAAGAAAGTGTTACCAGCAGTTGAGATATTTAAAAACGGTATTCTAAAAGAGCGTACAGATACAGGTCGTATCTACATGGTGAATATCGACAACGTAATTAGTCAGGGTCCGTTTGATACAAAACTAGATCCGATTTATCAGAGTAATCTATGCCAAGAGATACTATTACCTACTAAACCGTTCCAACGCATTGAAGACGAGGCAGGCCGAATTGCCCTCTGTACATTGGGCAGTGAGAACTGGGGAGCGTTTAAGACGCCCCAAGAAATGCGTAAGAGTTGTAGAGTATTAGTAAGAAGTTTAAGTAATCTCCTTAGCTATCAGGACTTCCTTTCAGTGCAAAGTAAGTTAGCTAACTTAGACTTTGAACCTCTCGGTATAGGCATTACCAATTTAGCATACTGGCATGCAAAGCGTGGTTTCAAGTATGGTTCACCGGAAGCATTACAAGAAGTAAAACGCTGGATGGAACATCAAGCATATTACTTAATTGAAGCATCAGTCGAACTAGCACAAGAAAAAGGTGCATGTCATAAATCAGCACAAACATTTTACGGTAAAGGTATATTCCCTTGGGAGCGTAGAGCAGAAGGTGTAAACGAGTTGACTGACTTTACCCCAAGTTCTACATTAGATTGGGAAGGCTTACGTAGTAAACTATTACAGTACGGCATCAGAAATGCTACACTAATGGCCGTGGCACCGGTCGAGTCCAGCTCAGTTGTGTTAAACTCCACCAACGGAATTGAAATGCCGATGGAATTGATTTCTGTTAAGGAATCAAAGGCTGGATCGTTTGTACAGGTAGTACCCGAGTACAAACGCTTAAAGAATCGCTATCAACTAATGTGGGATCAAAAGGATTGTGTTGACTATTTAAAAACGTCAGCCGTATTAGCAGTATACATTGACCAGTCATTGAGTACTAACACATTCTACAACCCTGCATTCTTTGAAGGAGGTAAAGTACCAGGTACATTGATTGCCAAGAACTTGATGCTTGCATACAAGTGGGGCATTAAAACAATGTACTATAGTTTAATAAACAAAGTTGGAGCGAAAGCATCACTACAAGAAGATAACGTAATACCATTTATCAACGTCAAGAATGAACAAGTTGATTTTGATGATGATTGTGAGGCGTGTAAACTATGATTAATATAACTGAATCTGCTCTTGCGAAGATTGCAGATATCTTATTAGAAGAAAATAATCCTAAAGCTAAGTTGAGAACGTTCGTGCAAGGTGGAGGATGTAGCGGATTTAGTTATGGATTTACCCTAGACGAGGAACAAAATGAAGACGACTTTATTATAGAAAATGCAGGAGTCGCTATTCTAATTGATAGTATGAGTATGCAATATTTACAAGGCGCAAGCATAGACTATAAAGAAGAAATAATGGGAAGTCAATTTGTCATCGCTAACCCCAATGCACAATCTACGTGCGGCTGCGGAAGTAGCTTTTCAGTATGAGAAAAATAAATGTCAAAAGAACAATATAACCTAACCAAACAAACAAACTATCTAACAAGACAAATGTTCTTGGATCCAGAAGGTCCAGTAACAGTACAACGCTTTGAAGAAGTTAAGTACCCAAGATTAGCTAAGTACGAAGAAACAGCACGTGGCTTCTTTTGGGTCCCTGAAGAAATTTCATTAACTAAAGATAAGATTGACCATAAGGATTCAAGTGAAGCTATCAAGCACATCTTTACTAGCAATCTATTGCGTCAGACTGCACTAGACAGTATTCAGGGTCGTGCCCCTAATCAAGTATTCAGCCCTGTTATCAGTATACCTGAACTTGAAGCACTAGTAAGTAACTGGAGTTTCTTTGAGACAAACATTCATTCCAAAAGCTATTCGCACATTATTAGAAACATCTACGGGGTACCCAAAGATGAATTCAATAAAATCCACGACACTTCCGAGATTGTATCAATGGCGGCGAACATTGGACGCTATTATGAAGACCTTCATCTACTTAACTGTCGTAAAGAGGTCGGAGAGACAGTTGACTTATATGAACATAAGAAAGCGATTTGGATGGCTCTACATGCCAGCTATGCACTAGAAGCACTACGCTTTATGGTATCGTTTGCAACAAGTCTTGCTATGGTAGAGAACAAGATTTACATTGGTAACGGAAACATTATCTCCTTGATCCTGCAAGACGAATTGTTGCACACAGAGTGGACAGCATGGTTGATTAACAATGTAGTTAAAGATGATCCAACTTTTGCTCAAATATCAATTGAGATGCAAAAAGAAGTATATGATTTGTACTTAGAAGTTATTCAGGAAGAAAAAGATTGGGCAACATATCTATTCAGCAAGGGAGTAGTTATCGGTCTTAACGCAGATATCTTATCTGACTTTGTAGACTTCACTGCGTTTACAAGACTTAAAGATATTGGTATCAAGTATACTGAGAACCATCCTAAGCATAGTCCTATCCCTTGGTTCAATAAGCACGTGAACATTAACAAGAAGCAATCAGCATTACAAGAAACAGAATCAACTAACTATGTCATTGGTGTTATGAGTGATGTAGTTGAGTATGAAGAATTACCAACACTATAAGGAAACACATGATTAAAGTCTATTCAAAACCAAACTGCCAATTCTGCGATATGGCAAAACAACTATTAGAATCTAAGGGTGTTCAATATGAATCAGTAGATATCTCAGTAGACACAGATGCTAGACAAATGTTAATGGACGCTGGCTTTCGCTCAGTACCACAAATCTATAACGGAACACATCATATCCCAGGCGGCTACCAAGGCTTGGCGGGTATGTCAGCAGAAGACTTTGCTGAAAAAGTAGCTAAGACACAATAAGGAACAACATGGAATCAGGACAAGTATACACATTTAAATTAAACTCAGGTGAAGAAGTCATCGGTAAATTCATTGAACAAAATGATAACTATATGACAATTGAATCCCCTGTATCAATCGCACCAGGACCAAAGGGTATGCAGTTAATGCCTAGCTTATTCACAGTAGATCCTGACGCTAATGTGACGATAAATACTAACTGTGTTGCAATTTATGCGTTGACTGATGATTCAGTTAAAATGAAGTATATAGAAGCAACGACTGGTATTCAAGTACCAGATAAGAAAATCTTAGTAGGATAATATGCCAGGTATAAGTCGTAAGGGTGATACAAATCAAGTGGGCGGCGCAATCATGCGCGGTGCCGGAACGGTGTTTGCAAATGGCATGGCTGTAGGATTACATGTTAGCCAAATCACTCCTCACGCACCTTGGGGAAGACCTCACCCTCCGCATGACGCAGCCAAGACTACACAAGGTAGTCCTACTGTATTTGCTGAAGGTGTTCCTGTATTACGTATAGGTTCAGGCAATAGCTGCGGACATAGTATCGTTGCAGGCTCCGGAGATGTAATAGTACCATGAGCTTAACCCCGTTAAAAGTTAATACGATGGGTTCGTTGTTTGGCAACAACGGATTTAATATCAACCCTACTAACATACCATATATGGGTTCTAGTACCGGTGTATCTAACTATACTCCGGGTACGACTGTAACGAACACTGCACTAGCGAACTTAACTCTTGCTATCCGTCTCGGATACACAAAGATTACTGATATAACACTTACAACTTATAACAACTTAATAAGCATAGGTCAATCTTCTATCCCAGCATTAGGTAATAGTAAACCTACTACGTATACTAAAACTCTTACTTCACAAGAAGCTAGTTATGGATTCCTAAGACTGATTCCCCTACAAGCGTATAATGAATTTCATGTCAACAACGGAACGTATACAGAGTTTGTGAGCACGTTCAATACATGCTACAACAGTAAAACACATTTTAATGAAACTATTAAATCACTAAACAATAGTAAAACATTTTTAGAAAATGCGTATAGCAACATGAACGATTTGATTACTGCGGATATAGCCGGAGTAAGTTTAAGTACATTCTACTGGGGGCAAGATTTAATTGC